ATAAAGATGAAAAAGATGAGAATGTTATTTAGATTATTTGAATTGTTATTAGGAGCAATTTGTATAGGGTTTTTATTATATGAATTTGCATTCTTTGTATTAGCTCCATTCTATAATGGTGGACATTTACCTAGTCTAACTTATATGGGATGTGGAATCAATTTATGTGTAATTGGATACCTAACTCAATTAGAATATGAAATCTTTGGATAGGAGGGAAAAATGGCACAAAAAAGAATGTTTGATAAAACTATTACCAATGCTGATGACTTTATAGAAATGCCTACATCCAGTCAAGTTTTATACTTTCATTTATCTATGAATGCTGATGATGATGGATTTGTAAATAACTGGAAATCAATAATGAGAATGGTAGGAGCAAAGGATGATGATTTAAAAGTTTTAATAGCAAAGCAATACATAATTCCATTTGATAGTGGAGTAATAGTTATAAAGCATTGGAGAATAAATAATTATTTAAGAACTGATAGATATGTAGAAACAAAATACAAAAAAGAAAAGAGCAAATTAACTATAGATAATAGCATGGTATACCAAATGTATACCAATGGTATACCTAGTATAGATAAGAATAGTAAAGATAAGAATAGTATAGATAAGAATAGTAAAGAATATATATATAGTCTTGCAGAACAAGACACAATTCCATATAAAGAGATAATTGATTATCTAAATTTTAAAACAAAATCAAATTATAAATATTCTACAAGTAAAACAAAAGAACTTATAAAAGCTAGATACAATGAAGGATTTACTTTAGAAGATTTTAAAAATGTAATAGATAAGAAAACTATAGAATGGCTAAATGATAAAAATATGAATCAATACTTAAGGCCAGTTACTTTATTTGGAACTAAATTTGAAAGTTATCTAAATCAACCTACAAAAAAAAGAACATTAAAAGATATGAGCTTAAAGGAACTAGAGGAGATGGAAAATGAAACCAATAGAGTTTACTAAAGAAATGAAAATATTAGCAATGAGTTTTAATAAAGACTTTACAGAAGAAACATTAGAGTTATGGTATTCACATTTTATGAATATAAACATAACAATTTTTAAAAAAGCAATACAAGAATCAATAATTACTAAAAAATATATTCCAACAATAGCTGAATTATTAGATATGTGTAAAAAAGAACAAATAAATTTGAAATTATCAATTATAGATATGATGGCTCATAATGGTTATTTCAAAAATGAAAGAGAATATCAAAAAACAATTAAATGGATTGAAAAAGACATTACTCCAGAATGGTTATTAGTAGATATGCAAAATCAGTATAAAAAAGAATTATCAAATGAAAGAATAATGATAGGAGGCTAATATGGATTTTAATGATATAAAGATAGATTTAAGAAATGTAAATAAGTGGATTGCTGATAGATTCCCAAATAGAGATATGATTACATTTGCTGAGCTATTAGGAGATTATGAAGATTTAATAGATGAAGTAGCATATTTAGAAGAAGCCAAAAGAGATTTAGAAACTGATATAGAAAACAATTATAGAAGAATATATCATGCTGATCCATATGAAGATAGATACATATGAAAAATAGTCTAACAACAAAGCAAGTAGAAAAATTACATCATGAGTTAAGCTTTCATACATATACTTGTGAATGTGGACATAGAGTAGTGATATTGCCACAAAAAGACAAAGTCATATGTAACTGGTGTAAGCATTATGTATTCAAAAGTAAGCAAGATGAATTTAAGTATAGAATGAATGAAAAAATGAGGAGATTAAAATGAAAGATAAAATATACGAACATTTAAAGACTAGAAAGAAATATAACACATTAGAACTTAAATATGATGTTAAGTGTGAAGAATTAGAAAGAAAGATATTAGAACTAAATACAGAACATAGAGTAAGAGTAAAACAACAAGAACTATTCAATGAAAGATTACAAGAACTCCTAGAACTAAATATGAAGATAAAAGAAGAGAATACTAAATTAAAAAGAGAAATAAAGGAGTTAAAGAAGAAATGAAAAATACAATAAAGAAAAAAACTGAAGGCTATGGATATAAATATACTGAATTAGCAGATATAAATAAATATTGCGAAGAGAATAGCATTGAATACTATCAAGAAATAGAAACAAGTGAAATAAATCAAAATGATTATATGATTACATATTTAATTGATTCTAAGACTGGAGAACTTATAAGAAAAGCTAGAGGATGTCAAATAGTAGAAGCAACATTACAAGGAATAAAAAATAAAGTTCAAGAATATGGATCTAGTTTAACTTATTGTAGAAGATACTCATTACTTATGGCTTTAGGATTAGCTACTGAGGATGATGATGCAGCAAGTCTAACAATAAAAAAAGAAGCAACAATAGAAGATGCTGAAAAGTGGACATTCCCATTTGGAAAGCATAAAGGTAAAACATATAGAGAGGTAATAGAAACAAATAGTCAATATGTTAAGTGGTATTTAAGCAATAAAGCTAGTGAATATGACATTAAATGCTATGAGTTATTAACTGGAGAAAAAGTATTAACTGAAGAGGAATCAATGGAAAAGATAACTCTAATGAGTAAATTAAGTGATTTAGTATTTGAAACTGATACTGAATATGCAGCTTTATTAAGACATTATGAAGTTGAATCTAATAATGAAATGACAATAGAGCAATTAAAAGAGGCAATAAAGACTTTAGAAGGGAGATTAGCAAATGGAGATACTAGGTAGATTATTAGTAACTGGATTAAAAGAATGCAAAAGTAGATATGGGGGCAAATTCTATTATGTATATTTCAAAGAATATGAATCTGGGAAATCATATAGAACTTGCTTAGCTCCTAATTGTAGAAATTATAAGAATTGGAGTAGTTTAGTAAATAATTTTAAAGATAGAGTAGTAGAGGTAGAGAATGTAAGAGCAAATGGACATTTAATAGATGCTGATTCAATGCCAAAGATAATTATAACTGAAAGAGAGATGACTATTTAATGAATAAAGATGTAAAACAAATAACAAAAGATATTAAAGTATTAAATCAACATATAGGAAGGAACTTTGCTATTTACAATGGAGATAGTTGTGAAGTATTAAAAGGATTACCAGATAATAGCATAGATTATTCAATATTCAGTCCTCCATTTGTAGATTTATATACCTATAGTGATAGTAATAGAGATTTAGGAAATTGTAGAAATAAAGGAGAATTTTATCATCACTTTGATTATATTATCCAACAATTACATAGAGTATTAAAAGATGGAAGATTAGTAAGTGTTCATTGTATGGATTTACCTACATCAAAAATGAAAGATGGATTTATAGGATTGACTGACTTTCCGGGAGAAATAATAAGAATGTTTGAAAAGGTAGGATTTATATATCATTCTAGAGTTACTATTTGGAAGGATCCAGTAGTAGCAATGCAAAGAACTAAAGCTCTAGGATTATTGCATAAACAAATCAAAAAAGATAGTGCAATGTGTAGACAAGGAATTGCTGATTATATTCTAACTTTTAGAAAAGCTGGAGAAAATGAAGAAAGAATAACAAACACAAATGAAACATTCCCGGTAGAATTATGGCAAGAATATGCAAGTCCAGTATGGATGGATATAAACCAATCAAACACATTACAAAAAACAAGTGCTAGAGAGCAAAGAGATGAAAAACATATATGTCCATTACAATTAGATGTTATAGAGAGATGTGTTAAGTTATGGAGCAATAAAGGAGATATAGTATTAAGTCCCTTTGCTGGAATTGGTAGTGAATTATATCAAAGTTTAAAAATGGATAGAAAAGCAATAGGATGTGAATTAAAAACAAGCTACTATAATCAAGCAGTAATAAATTGTAAAAATGCTGATGATTTCAAACAAGAATCATTATTCCAAGATGAAATATATGAGGTGTAATAATGTGGAAATACAATGTAAGTAAAGAAGAATTAACATATTCAAATGACTATTCTAAATTCTTAAAAGAAAAAGAAGAGAAAAGAGTAGATAGTGGATTTGATGTAAAAGATAGTGAATTAAATCCAAGTCTATTTGATTGGCAAAGAGCAATAGTTAAATGGTGTCTAAAAAAAGGCAAATGTGCATTATTTGAGGATACTGGAATGGGAAAAACAATCCAACAATTAGCATGGGCTGATGCAATAGTAAAACATACTAAAGGAAAAGTATTGATACTAGCTCCACTTGCAGTAAGTAAACAAACTGCAAAAGAAGGAGATAAATTTGGAATAAAAGTAAACATTATAGAAAAAGAAGAAGATATAAAAGATGGAATAAATATAACTAACTATGAGAAATTACATAAATTTGATGTTAGTCAATTTGTAGGAATATGTCTAGATGAATCATCTATATTAAAATCATATTCTGGAAAAACAACAATGGAACTAATAGACTTATTTAGATATACTCCATATAAATTAAGTTGTAGTGCTACTCCATCTCCAAATGATTATACTGAATTAGGAAATCAAGCTGAGTTTTTAAATGTAATGACAATGAATGAGATGTTAGCAATGTATTTTATAAATGATGCATCTCATGGCAATGGATGGAGATTAAAAGGACATAGTGAATTTGAATTTTATAAATGGATCACTGAATGGGCTATTTTAATAAATAATCCTTCTAATCTAGGATATGATGGCTCAATGTATAATTTACCAAAACTAAATATAAATAAAATAATCTTAAAAAGTGAAACATGGGAAACTGATACTTTATTTGCAATACCAGCTGAAACTTTAGGAGAAAGAAGAGAAGCTAGAAAGTCAAGTATTCCAGAAAAAATAGAAAAAATAAAAGAATTAGTAAAAGATATGAATAATTGTTTAATATGGTGCGATTACAATTATGAATCTCAAGAATTAAAAAAAGCAATTCCAGAAGGCTATGAAATCAAAGGAAGTGATAATCCAGAATATAAAGAAAAAGGAATGACTGGATTTAGTGAAGGAAATGTAAAAATACTAATTAGTAAACCTTCAATATGTGGATTTGGAATGAATTGGCAAAATTGCAATAACATGATATTCTGTGGGCTTAGTGATAGTTATGAGCAATTTTATCAAGCTATAAGAAGATGCTGGAGATTTGGGCAGACTAAAGAAGTAAATGTATATGTAATTATAAGTGATAAAGAAACTAATATGCTAGAAAACATTAAAAAGAAAGAATTGCAACATCAAAGAATGAGTAAAAATATGATAGATATTATGAGTGCTATGACAATTGCTGAATTAAATAATAAAAGTGTAAAAGATAAGAGATATTTACCAAATATAGAAATGCAATTGCCTAGCTTCATATAGGAGGTAGAAATGAATAGAGCAATGCTAACTGGAAGATTAACAAAAGATCCAGTATTAGAACATACAAAGCAAGGAACTCCACTATGTCAGTTTACACTTGCTACAAATAGATCAGTAATAAGAGATGGAAAAAGAGAAACCGATTTCATAACTTGTATTATCTGGAATAAATTAGCAGAGAATTTAGTAAAGTTCCAAAGAAAAGGTAATCTATTAGGTATTCAAGGAGAATTAAGAGTAGATACATATGAAAGTGATGGAAAAAGAAAATATAAAAGTTATGTATTAGTAGATGAGGTAGAATATCTAGATTCTAAAAAAAATATGACAAAAGATGAAGAAGTAGATTTCAAAAAAGTAAGTGCAAAGACAAAAAGAGAAGAGCAAATAAAGATTACTGATGATGATTTACCATTCTAGGAGGAGATTATGTTAGATAATCAAACAAACATATTTGAAATGTTATATGAAACATATAAAATAAAAAAACCAATTAGACTTATAACATTGTTTAGTGGTTATGATAGTCAAGCATTAGCTTTAAAATATCTTGGTGTTAAGTTCGAACATTATAAAACTTGCGAATGGGCGATTAAATCAATTCAAGCATTAAAAGACTTACATTTTGAAAATGATAATATTGATTATAGTAAAGAATTAACTACTGATGAAATAAAAGAATATTTATTTAATAAAGGTATTTCTAGCAACTATAATGATCCAATGAGTAAAGAACAAGTAAGTAGGTTAAGTGATAAACAAGTAAGAATTATATATAACAATATAAAAGCAACACACAACCTGGTAAATATACAACAAGTTAAAGGAGATGACTTGTGTATAAAAGATACTGATAAATTTACTTACTTACTTACTTACTCGTTTCCGTGTCAAGATTTAAGTTTAGCTGGAGATAGCATAGTAGTAAATGTGTTAATGGCAATATTTAAGGAGTTATTATGACTGAAATAGAATTATATAAATTATTAAAAAAATATAAAAACAAATTAACCAGACAACAAAGCAACACAATAAAAGGACAAATAAGAAATAATGACTTATTAGGGGCTTATAAGGGAATAAAAAAACTGATAGGAGAATGAATATGGATAAAATAAATGAGCAAATGTATCAATCAAATATCTATTTAGTAGATAAGAATAGATGGCTAGAAGAAGATAAAAAAAGGCTATTAAAAAGAATGAAACTAGCAATAGAACTACTAGAAGAACATAAAACAAAAGAGAATGAAGAATTATGCAATACCATAATAAAAGTATTAAAAGGAAGGTATTTTAAAAATGTATGATCTATTTAATGAATTACAGCAAAAGATAAAGGAATTAAATATATCAATAAAGAAACTAAGAGAAACTGGAACTGAATATGCAGAAGCTGAGAAAGACTATAAAATCACATTAAGACAAGAAGCATTAAAACTAAGAGCAGAAAAAGGAATGCCAGTAACTCTAATACAACAAGTAGTTTATGGAGTTCCAGAAGTTGCTGAGAAGAGATTTCAAAGGGATGTAAAAGAAGCAATATATCAAGCCAATCAAGAAGCTATAAACTCTACTAAGTTGCAAATAAGAGTTATAGAAGGGCAATTACAAAGAGAGTGGAGCAATACTAAATGAAATGCTCAAAATGTAAAAGAGATACAAGAGATACTTTTACATTAGACAATAATAAATTAGTATGTAAGGAATGCTTAGAAAAAGAGATATATAAAGAAAGAAAGCAAATAATGAAGAAATATAAAAGAGGCAGCATTAACTATAAAAACTTTACTCTGGGAATATATGGCAAGAAGATAAAGAAAAAACATTGTAGAGCATATTGTGAATTACATAAATGTTATCTAGGAGGATTAGATATAAAAGAAAGAGAATGCATTAAAAAGAAATGTAAACACTTAAAAGGTATAAAGGAGAATTATTATGATAGATGATGAAATATTAAAAGTAGAAGAGTTAATAGGTAGAGTAGAATACCTAGAAAGAGTAGTAAAAGAATTACAAGATTATGTAGAAAAGATGAGTTATGCAAGTGTAATAGACAATCCTAAAAAAGATTTAGTAAAGATATTGAAAAGAGTTGATAAAGAGTGATTTATGTTAAAATTGTATGTTTTTTTCTATTGATTTATTCTATAAAGTATATTGTTGATAGATTTAAAAATAAAAGAGAAAATATAGGTTTAGATAATGCTTATATAATTGGTATTATAGGCTTGATTTTAGTAATCATATTTTGTTAAGGAAGTGATAA